AATATAAGATAAATGGTGGATTTTTTAAATACTACCCAAAAGACTGTAAATACATCTATGATAAATTTATGTCAAACATTAATGGTTGGCAACGATATTACATTGATAATGGAACTACAAATGGCCCAGTAAATGGTGAACAGTATTTTGTTGAAGATTCTGCAAAAGAGAAACTTGAGGTTGTTACTTTGCCTGACGAATGGTTTACTCGGTGGGTCACTGGAACAGATATAAATTATGGAAAAAGTATGTTTAAATGGAACGTGCAATTGGCAAGAAAATATAGAGAATTAACAGGAAATGAGTACATATATTTGGGTGGTGAGTTTCATCCAGACATTAAGTTTGTTCATTTTACTCACCGAATGAATAAGCCCCATGAATGGGAGGGGTTTAAAAATTATGTTTAATTTTGTCGAAGAGATAAGTTTCGAGGAAATTGAAGAAATATGGAAGAGAGAACTGTGGCCTGACAAGAAGAATGGGGTCGCAAAAGCAAATGAGTGGACATGGTTATGGTACAAAAAAAATCTTGGTAAAGATAAACAAATGGTAAAGGATGTTGAACCTACATTTATTGGCCTTAGGTCTGGAAAAGAATTAGTTGCTGTAAATAGTTGTTATCAAAGCAATAAAGAGGGAATGTTTGTATATTGGAGGTCGAGAGGACTATGGGTTCATCCAGATTTTAGAAGACAAAAATATTCTAGTGTAATATTGACTTGGTGTTTAGAATATGCAAAGAAACAAGGTGGAATATATATGTGGACATGTCCTAGACAAAGTGCTTTGCCAGCATACAGAAGTGTTGGGTTCATTAAGACTTCTGAATGGTTTGAGGATGGTCAGTACGGTCCAAACTGCATTGCATATAAATACTTATAAATAGAAGGTAAGGAGCAATGTAATGGCAATTCCAGCAACAAAGGCGACATTAAAATCATATTGTCTTAGAAATCTTGGTTTCGGCGTGATTGACATTAATGTGTCTGATGATCAAATTGATGATCGAATAGATGAAGCTCTTCAATATTTTGCAGAATATCATTATGATGGAATCGAAAAGGTTTATCTTAAACATCAAATAACACAGGCAGACGTTGATAGAGCTGGAACCAATAACAGCACATCTGCAACTGATACTGTTGATAGTTCGATAACTGCTACATGGTTAGACGGTGCTGGATATATTCCTACACCCGAAGAAGTTATTGCAGTTGTACAAGTATTTCCTTTTACTGACAGCTCAACATCTAACATGTTTGATCTTAGATATCAATTACGACTCAATGACCTTTATGATTTTTCTTCATCGTCAATTATAGAATATCAACAGACTCTTCAACATCTTGATTTATTGGAGCATATTCTTGTGGGTGAAATTCCAATTCGTTTTCACCAACATCAACAGAGACTCTATCTAGATATGGATTGGAACAATGATCTTGATGTGGGTGAATTTATTATTATCGAATGTTATAGGAAGCTTGACCCAACACAATTTACAGACATTTTTAATGACATGTATTTGAAAAGATATACAACTGCTCTTATTAAGAGACAATGGGGTGCAAACTTATCTAAGTTTAGTGGTGTAGAAATGTTAGGCGGTATTACTATGAATGGGGGAGAAATCTATTCACAAGCTCAAGAAGAACTGCAAAGACTAGAAGAACAAATACAACTTGCATTTGAGTTGCCAGTCAACTACATGATAGGATAATCCTATGGCGGTTAATTCAGCATTCCACACAAACAATGTTGCTGCTCTTGCGACTGAACAAAACCTATATAAAAATTTGGTTGCAGAAGTAATTCAAATTTATGGGCACGATGTTCATTATCTCGACAGAACACTTGTTGCAGAAGATACTACTTTTGGTGAAGATACACTTTCTAAATTTAGAAACTCTGCAAAAATAGAAATGTATGTTGAAAACGCTGGTGGTGGATACGCTGGTGAAAGAGAACTTATGACAAAGTTCGGCCTTCAAGACCTGAGTGAGATTACATTTGTAGTTGCAAAACACAGATTTCAAGAATTAACAAAACAATTCACTATTGAAGATGGAACAGATACAACAGGTGGTTCTATTCTGATAGAGTCTGGAACCGTTGATAACTCAGGCAATGCGGTTACTTTTGAAGGTTCTGATTTTTATATTCTTAATGAAACTGATGCTACAGATGCAGATCGTCCATTAGAGGGAGATTTGGTATTTCATCCAATACTGAAAAAGTTGTTTGAAGTTAATTTTGTAAATCATGATGAGCCTTTTCATCAACTAGATACCAATCCAGTTTATAAATTATCGTGTCGTACATTCGATTACAGTTCTGAAAAACTGGATACAGGTATAACAGCTGTTGATGCGATTGAAGACGCATTGTCAGTTGATGCAATGTTCCATCAGTTTACTTTGGAACAGTCAAGTGCAGTCAATGAACAAATTAGAATACATGATACGATTGCAACTAGAGGATTGTTGAAAGACGAAACAGATAATGATAATATTATTGGTGAAGATGATTCGACATCTGTTGGTGAAAGTATACTTATTGAGACAGGAGAGTTCTTATTACAAGAGTCCTATATAATAGGAGATGGAAGTAGAGACAGTGACGTTATTGACCCCATGGCTCAGAATGAATTGTTTGATACTTTGGATGATACAATAATTGACTTCAGCGAGAAAAATCCGTTTGGAGATGTGGGGAGTGAGGGATAATGTTAGGACAACAATTTTATCATGAAACAATTAGAAAGGTAGTCATTGCATTTGGTACTATGTTTAATGATATACATCTAGTTCGTAAGGATAATGATGGAACTATAAACCAGTCAATGAAAGTTCCGTTGGCCTATGGCCCTCGACAGAAATTTTTAGTGCGTCTGGCTGAAGACCCAGATTTAACAAAACAAGTTGCTGTAACTTTACCACGAATTGGTTTTGAGATTAATGGTCTTTCATATGATGCTACTAGAAAGTTAAATCGAGTCCAGAAGTTTAAGAAAACAAAGAGTAGTACAAAACTTGATATCCAGTATATGCCTGTTCCATACAATTTAGAATTTGAATTATATATCTTATCAAAAAATTCAGATGATGCATTACAGATTGTAGAACAAATTTTACCATACTTCCAACCAGACTATACATTGGCCATAAACGATATTGCTAGTATGCATGGTAGTAGAGACGTTCCTATTGTTTTGAATAGCATTTCTTATGAAGATGATTATGAGGGAGACTTTGTTTCTAGAAGGTCTATTATCTACACTTTATCTTTTACAGCAAAATTTTATCTGTATGGACCAGTTACTTCTCAAGGAGTTATTAAAACAGTACAGGTTGATCAGTTTGCAGATTTACCAGACAATTCTCCTTCGAGAGAACAGAGATTTAAGGCATCTCCTGATCCAATTACAGCTGATGCAGATGATGATTTTGGATTCAATGAAACGTCATCGTTCTTCCAAGATGGAAAAGTTTTCGATGCAGAAACAGGTACAGATAAGTTAAAGTAAGTTAAGTGTATGACACACGCAAAGCTATCAATATAGAAACCTCTATTAGATGTACTTTAGAGTGTCCGAAATGTGAAAGAAAATACTTACAAAGTAATAATCTTCCATTTTTAGGCGGTGATATGTCAGTATCAGATTTCATAAAGGTTATGAAATATTATGATAGCATACATTTTATTGGAAACATCTCTGATCCTATTTTTGCTGTCAATCTGATAGATTTTCTTAAACTAACTTATGAAAATAATAAAAGAACTGTTTTGCATACGGCCGCATCACATAAAACTCCAACTTGGTATATGGAAGCATTTAAGGCTAATGCTAATGCAAAGTGGGTTTTTGGGATTGATGGTCTTCCAAAAGACAGTCATAAGTATAGAATAAATCAAGATGGTGAACATTTATTTGATATGATGAAACTTGCATTAAACTGTGGATTGACTCCTGTATGGAAATATATTGTATTTAAATATAATCAAAATGACATAGAAGAAGCGAGAGCTCTTGCGGCAGATTATAATATAACATTTAAATTGGTAATGTCAAGTAGGTGGGATGAATCGTATAGATACGGTGAGTGGAAAGATGAGATGTGGGATAAACTTTTATTCCAGCCTAGTGATGAGTATATTGGAAATTGGCTTGGAAACGACAATAAACAATGACACTTAATCCTCGATGCCTAAGAAATAATACTGATGGCCAAGATGTATTTTTTTGTGCCACAGGTCATCTATTACCATGTTGTGGTTTACAAAGAACTCGTTCTGAAGAAGAAGAAAAAGAGATATCTCGATTCTATAAGGACAGTATGAAAGTTAGTAATGTAGAAAGTATTGAGGATATTGTCGAGGGAGAAGAATGGCAATCTTGGTTTGACACAATCATAAATAATCCAGAACAAGCTCCTAGTATATGTAAGAGGTATTGTGACGATGAGTAATGAAATTGATAAGGCCTTAGGTGTGGTTGAAAGTCTTCCTAAAAAAATTATTAAACAAGAAGTAGTACCCTCATCTCAAGAAGATTGGGGTGATGCGAATGAACATGTGGAAAGAGATTATGAATACCAACGACAACAATTCTACAATTTGGTCGAAAAAGGAACGAATGCAGTGGAAGGCATTCTGGAGCTCGCCAAAGAATCGGAACATCCACGAGCATACGAAGTTGCCGGAAACCTTATTAAACAAGTGGCTGAGGTTACTGAAAAACTTGGTGACTTACAGGAAAAAATGAGAAAACTAAAAGAGGTGCCTAACAACGCACCGAAGAGTGTGACAAATGCACTCTTTGTTGGGAGCACTGCTGAATTGCAGAAAATGTTGAAAGAAAAATAGAGGATTTGAGATGACTGAATTAATGATGGTTGTGATTTACACAATGGCTATATGGGTTATGACCTACCTATTTTCAAAAGGTTACAATACCACAGATAAATTTTTAGTTGCTAATCGTGATATCGGAACGGTATCAGGAGGATTAAGTATTGCAGCGACATGGATATGGGCGCCTGCTTTATTTGTGAGTGCAACAAAAGCATACACTGATGGAATACCAGGCTTGTTCTGGTTTACAGTTCCAAATGTTCTTTGTTTGGTTCTGTTCGCATATTTTGCTTCTTATCTAAGGGAATTAGTTCCAGAAGGATTTACTCTTAGTGGATACATTCGTGATAAGGTAAGTCCTAGAGTACAAAAACTCTATTGGGGAGAGATGGGTTACTTGACTATTAGTGCATTTGCAATTCAA